TCACGCGAGATCCGCGACGACCAGCGCGCCCGTGTCGACCGGAGTAAGCGTGATGCCGAACTCACCATCACGCTTGGACTGACCAGTGAGCTCGAGCTGAATGTAGAAAGCGCCTGTGATGCTGCGGCCAGTCGTCGACGGGCCGATCTCAACCTTGACGTTCTTCTGGCCGCCGGCTTTCCACCAGTCGATGAGAAAGTCGAGATCGGTGGCATCGGCCTTGCCCTGGCCGGTAATGACCAGATCGATAGAACGCACTTGCCTGCGGATCGAATGCGGGTTGGTGGGCGTGTCACAATCCGGAAGTTCGTCTTCCTCGTATTGCTGCGAGAACGAGATCGAACGGTCGAGATTGATGCTGCACTTCACCGCGAACGTCTCGGGCGAAGCACCGTCACCGAACTTCACGAGGATCTCGGTATCGGTCGGGATCGGATCGATAGCCATGAGGGGCTCCATGTTGAGGGAAACGGCGATGTTCGCCGCCAGTGCGCTTGCCCAGGGCGCGGGTCAGGGCGGCTTCGGACTCAGCTCGTCGGCGTCGTCTCGAATTCGAAGATCACGATGGCGCGCGTGGTCAGCCCGTCCGGCTCATCGGAAAAGCGCACCTGCGTCAGGTTCTGCTGCGAGATGTCGTGACCGGTGACGGTGATCGGTGCCGACCGCATTGCGGCCCGCACCGCGCCTGCCATTTGCTGCGTTTCGATCCGGCCGGGCTCGCGGGACCAGCAATGAATTTCGATGACGACGAGCTCGATCACCGCGCAAGAATTCGTGTCGTCGACGACCTGCGGGCTCACGACCGTCACATAAGGGTGAACCGCATCGGCAGGCGGCTCGCCATAGACCTTGTCGGCGATGATCACGTGCACGCCGGCGTCGGCCTCGAGGCGGGCGCGCACGGCGTCATAGATCAGGAGATCGACCGGGTCAGCCACCGTTCGCAATCCTCTTGATGGCCTTGTTCACCTTGCGGGTGATCCGGCCCTTGATCCGGCGCTTCAGCGCCCGATAGGAGACGAAAAAGAAGGGCTGCGCGGCCGTTCCCGGGTGCGTGCGGTGCGACCTGCGCGTTCCCGACCGTGACCGGCGGGATGAAACCCGCCCGCCGCGCTTGCCGGCCTGCGTGCCGAATTCCACGAAGCGCGCATGATAGGCCTTGTCATTCCCGGCATAGACCGTGATGCGGTATTCTTCGCCGCCAAACGCTTCCGCCACTTCACCGACGGAAATCGTCCCGCTTGGGGGTTTGCCCCAGGTCCAGCCGATGCTGTCGCGAAGATCGCCTTCATCGACCGGCACGAGCGATTTCATCATGGCGACCAGCTCGTCGGCGCTTTGCTCCAGCGCCTCGCGGACCGCGGTGCGCACAGCCCCGGGCAGTCGCCGAAACTTTCTCAGAAGCCGGTCCTTGTTGAGGATCCGCAACATGGCGTCAGGTCGCCACGCCGCTTTCGCAGGTCAGGTGATACCACTGGCCGCGCTGGTCGGGATTGACGATCGCGCGGATATTGTAGACGTCGCCAGAGCGCGCATTGATGCAGCGATCATCGGTGCGCAGGGCGGCCGTGCCAGCATTCCCGCGAACGACGATTTCGAACACCGTCACACCGGTCAGGCGGTGCGACAGGACTTCCTCGTTGCCACGCACCGGCATGATCTCCGCCGAGATCGACCCGGTTTCGGGATAAAGCCGCGCAAAGCCTGCCGGAACGCCGCGGGTGTTTGCCCCGCGCCGCTCGAAATAGACCCGCTCGCGCAGCTTATGCGCCGCTGGTTTCCGCATCGTCGTTCTCGGTGCGATCCGATTTCGGGCGGCTGGCCTTCTTGCCCGCATCGAGCGCCGCGGCGCGTGCGGCGCATTCGCGCGTGACCTGTGTGGTCATGCCGGCCTTGTAGGAAACCGTGACCCGGTGCTCGCCGCTCGGGCGGAAATCGAAATCCTTCGTGAAGGTGAACCAGACCATCGGCTTCTCCTATGTCCAGTGTTCGTGGACCCAGTCGACGTGACCGAGCTCGTGGGGCTTTTCCTTGCCGTGCAGATAAACGATGCGGGCATCGCCCAGGCCGTGGCGCTTCACATGACCCTTGAAGCTCACGACATGCCCCGGCCAGAGGTCGTCGATGAAATGGTGCGGAAAGCGCCGCACCCACTCCATGTCGTTTTCGCCGCGATGCCGAGTGGCGATCCGTTTCCAGCCCGCCGGCACCAGGGCCACGCCGTTACAGGCGATCTTCGGACGGAACGGATCGCGCGGCAGCGCGATGCGGTCGCCCGTCTCACAATAAGCCGCGAGGTGATCGACATTGCCGGTCACGATCGTGTCGAGACCAACGAGGATCATCGGCTCGTCGAGCCGGTAGGGCTCGATGCAGGTCGCATAGGTCGGCTCGGCAGCCTTAAGGCGTTCGATCTCGACCGGCTCGCTGAAGGACCGGGCGCGGTCGGTGAAGCAGACAAAGCGAAACGGCTCCGTCAGGTTGCGCGAAAAGCCCCTGTAGAGCTTGTCCACCCAGCTTTCGTCGTACATCGACGAGAAGTCGCGGGAATGCCGGTTGGCATCCCAGAGCAGGGTCGCGACGGTGATCATACCGCGAACCGCATGCGATCCGGTGTCCCGAGAATCTTCCGGCACACCCCGTCCCGCCAGCAATGCCCGGCCGGAACGTCATTCGTCACGACGCTGCGCGCCGCGACCATCGCCTTGCGTCCGATGCGGACACCGGGCAGCACCACCGCGTTCGCACCGATCGAGGCGCCGTCTTCCACGATCACGGCCCATTGCGCGCCGTTGAATTCCTCGGGCCGATAGCCGGCCTTGTCCGACAGGGGCCAGGCATCGTTCGCGAAGGTGACGTTCGGACCGATGAAGACGTCATTCCCGATCTTGAAACCGGGGCCCATGGCCACCCCCGCACTGATGCGGCAGCGGTCTCCGAACACCGGACCGTGCAGCATGGCGAACGGGGACACGCCGCAGTCCCGGCCGAGCACGGTTCCGCCAGTCACGCTGGCGAATTGCCAGATCGTCGTGCCCGCACCGATCACGCAGTCTGCCGACACCACGGCCCTCGGACTGATCACCGGCCGGCTCACCGGAAGATTCTCCGGTTCCCGGCGATCCGGCGAAGCTCGGAATCCTCCATGGCCTCGTCGCCGTCATAGAGCTTCAGAACCATGAGCGAGATGTTGCGGCGATCGATTTCGGGGGCGACCAGGTCGGGATCGTCACCGGACCCGGAAGCGTCCGGATCGTCATACCCTGCAGCGAAACGGATCATGATGGACTGCGGCCGGTCGTAGAGGGCCGGAGAGGTGAAGGTGTCGGTGAAGCGGATTTCCCCGCCCGTGTCCGTGGCGAGGAAATACCATTCCCCGGCCCCGAGCGATTGCTCCGCGCCGTCTTCGTCGAGATAGGCGACCGCCGTCACCGCCCGGATCGGCGCGCACGGCAGCGTGATCATGGTTCGCCAATGGTGGATACGAAACTCGAAATTTGTCGGCAGCATCACCCGGTCGGTGAAGTCCTCATAACGCCGGGTTTCGCTGCGGATGGCGCGCTGCAGGCGCGCGTCGTCGTCTTCGTGATCGACGCGGAGCGCAGCCTTGAGCTCGGCGAGCGGGACGGCATAGCCTTCCGGATTGGACAGACGGGTCAGCATGCGAGCGCCTCTTCGAGCGTCATCTTCGGATAGGCCGTGAGGGCCGAAATCGGGCTGCAGTTGAGAACCGGAATGCCGATCGTCCGGATCACGGGCGCGGCGGCATCCATGCACCGCCGCCAGCGCTCGACATTGCGCTGGCTGGGGTTGTTCAGGCCTTGGTGTGCGCCATGCCAGTGCAGGCCGTGATCGACCCGCATGTCATAACCCACGAGAATGATCTTCGACGGCCGCATCTGCACGGCTAGATTGAGGGCGTGAAAGCCGGAATTTCCCGCCCAGCCGACCGTGCCGATCTTGCCGGTCTCGAGCCGGTCGTCCTGCTTGTTGATACCAACCGGCTGCACGCCCCATGGACGTCGGACCGCGGCCGCATCGACCGACAGTTTCAAGCCGGTAAACTCGGGAACCCCGCCATGGCGCTGCCACCAGGCGAAATCGCAGGCGTAAAGGGCATCCGCCCAGGGGCATAGCCTCCAGGACGTGTTGATTGCTATGACGCGGGCTTGGCCCTGGACGATTTCGAGGGGCTGGTCTTTCGTGCTTGGGCCTGCGGCGACGAGGACGAGGGCTTCGCCTTCCCAGTCTGGCCACCAGCTGGGCGGCTTTCCGTAGGGCTCTCCGGCTTGCCGGCGACCTCCCGCGCCACGCCCTGGACGGGCACGACAAGGCCGCGCTTGATCAGCTGCTGTGCCCGGTGATCGGGAATGTCGGTCACGGCACCGCGGCGCAGCTGGCCGTAGTCTCCGGTGAGCGAGCGAAGGGCTTTGATTTTCATGACGTGCTCCGAAGAAACGGGCGGCCCGAAGGCCGCCCGCCCTGTCTTCAGGTGTGTCCGGACTAGCCGGAGACGTTGCCGAAGTCGCCCGTGATGAGGGCGGCCGGACGCTTCACCGCGAGGGCGAGGCGCTTTTCGGCGCGGACCGTGATCATGTTCTTGATGAAGTTGTCACGGTCTTCCGAGGACATCACCACTTCCGCATCCATGCGGTCGTAGATCTTCGCCGCGGCGCGGAAGGCGCCGACGAGGAAGTCATCCTCGGTCATCGACTGGGTGGCCACAACCGGGCGGCCCCACAGCTGCGGGCCGGCCAGCTGGAGCACGTTGGCGAAGATATAGCGGAACTCGCCATCCTTCGTCAGCTCGATGCGGGCCCAGTCCGTCGGGTGAAGGACGATGCCGTCGGCCGGATACTCGGCAAGCGACGCCTGCAGGAGCGCAAGACGCAGCGTGTCGATCATCGTCGCCCCGGTAACGTCGAACGCGGCGGAATAGGCCGTCGCCTCGGTCACCAGACCCGACAGGTTCTGACCGGTGCCATCGCCCGTCAGAAGCTGCGTTTCCTCGACGAGGTCGAGGCCATAGCGCAGCTCGCCGTCGATCTCGCTCTGGAGCTGTTCGGCGTCTTCCATCGCCTGGCGGGAGACATGCACCCAGTGCGCGATCGTACGCACGGCTGCATCGGCTCGGTCCCAGACATAGGTCGATTCCGGCTTCTGGACGGTTTCAGAGACGACGTCCGCATTGTTCGTGCGGGTCGTCTGCTTGGCGTACTCGATCAGGTTCGAACCCGTGCGGCCCTGGTCGAGCAGCTGGCGGATCGTCATCTGCCGGCGCGGCATGCCGACGATCTCGCGCTCACGGTCGGACCAGATCAGGTCGCCGGCCGAGGTGTTGAGCGAGGTGATCGCCTGCTTCACCGGAATCCGCAGCGTGCCGCGGGCGCCGTTGGCAACGAAGGCCTTGAAGCTTTCCGCTTCGACGGCCTGTTCGCCAAGCGACTGGACCGAGGCCTTGTTGCCGCGGCCCATCGACGCGAAGAGTTGCTCGAGATCCTTGTTGCGGGTCTCGAGGGCTTCCATCTTCGTTTCGAGCTTCGACTGGGCGTCGGTCAGCTTCGACTGAACGGTCAGAAGCTCGTCCGCCTTGTGCTTCAGCTCATTCGTGGTGTCGCCGGCGGCCTTGGACTGCTTCAGCGCGTCCTCGGCCGTTCGCTTCACATCGTCGCCGACGCGGGTCAGCTCCGATTTCACATCCGCAAGCAGCGCTTCGATCTTCTTGGGATCGACGCCGTCATTGCGAACGCTGCCGAGCACGCCCTCCGGGCGCGCAGCAGCCATCAGTGCCGCCATCGAGACAAGCGGCATGATCTTCCTCATGGGAATCTCCATCACATACGTTTGATTGATTGGAGGAGGTCTTCCACCTCCGCGATGACGGCAGCGCCGGGCATGCCGGATGCGACAGCGCCGGGCGTGTCGCCTTTCAGCGCACGGATCAGGTCACGCCGTTCAGAGCGCGGGATGTTGAGCCGTGCGAGAAGTGTGTCGAGCTTGTGGGCCGCAGCGAGAGGCTCGCCGCTAGCGGTATTCTTCGGTTCGGACGCGATCTCGTCCGCCGGCAGAAGGGCGTCCGCGAAACCCTTGTCGATGGCCTCGGAACCACCGAGCCACGTCTCGCGATCGAGCATCTTTCCGAGCTCGGCGCGCTTCATGCCGGTCCGGGCCTCGTAGATATCGATCGCCGCATTGTCGAACGGCTCGAGCCAGTCGGCGATGTCGCGCAGGCCGTGCCGATCACCGCAACCGCACACCCAGGTGTTGTGGATCATCATGAAGGCGCCGCGAGCGATCTGGATCTCGTCTCCGGCCATGGCAATCACGGACGCAGCCGATGCCGCCATGCCGAGGATCTTCACCGTGACCTTCGCCTTGTGCTCACGCAGAAGGTTGTAGATCGCCAGCCCTTCGAAGAAGTCGCCGCCGGGCGAGTTGATGTTGACGGTGATGTCTTCTTCGCCGATGGCGCGAAGCGCGGCCGCGATGCGCTTCGCGGTCACGCCCTCGCCGAAGAAGTCGGCGCCGATGACGTCAAGGATCGAGATCGAGGTGTCGACTTCAGCCGCCGACCGGACTTCGGGATTCCAGCGGTTCAGCGCAGAGGGAAAGAGCTCGGTGCGAAGACCCGGACGGGTCGCGGTTTCGGCCGCCGGTAGCTTACGCTTCGACATGGCGGTCTCCTTCATTCTGTTGGACGCCGAGCCAGTCGAGGAAGGCCGACTGGGCGCGCTGGCCTGCGGTGTCGGCACCCAGCGTCTCGAGCGGCGCCAGATTGGTCTGGGCGGTCAGGCTGTCGCCGCCCGGACGGGCCGGCAGGTTGAGCTTGGCGCGGGCCTCGTTGCGGCTCATCAGCGCGTTCTGAACCATCTTTGACAGGAATTCGGCCTTCGACTTCGAATCCATCTGCAGCAGCGCCTCGCGGTTGAATTCCGCGTATCGGCGGCGCTGGCCCGTCGGCCGGATGAGCTGTTTCTTGATGCGTGCCTCGATGCGGTCGCACAGCGGGTCGATGCCGAGCGTCAGCCAGGCGATGAGGATTTGCTCGACGCCGGACCCCCACATCGTCTGGCCCTGCGCCGCGTGACCGATGATGATCGGCGGCACGCCGAACCAGCGGCAGATCTCTTCAACGGAGAACCGGCGGGTTTCCAGCATCTGCGCGTCGTCCGGGTTGAGCGTCATCTGCTGGTATTCGAGGCCGGCCTCGAGGATCATGAGCTTTCCGGCCTTTTCCGAGCCGGTATAGGCCTGCATGATCTTTTGAAGCTGGGCGCGCTGCTCCGGCTTCAGGGTCTGATCGGATTTCAACACGCCGCTGACCTGCAGCCCGTTGCCGAACATTTTTCCGGCGGCTTCCTCGGCGGCCAGAGCCGTTCCGAGACTGTGCACGCCATAGGCGATAGGCGACATTCCGAGATCGAGCGAGCTCAGCCCCTGGCCGAACCCCTTGACGTGAAACACCTTGTCGCGCGGCAGGTCTTCGGTCTTCCCGCGATCGTTCAGCCGGTAGACCAGCGTGCCGTCACTTTTTCGATGCGGCGCGCAATTCCCGAGCGGTTGAAGCGCCGAAAGGGACCGGCCGAGATACACCTTCTCCGAGTAGGCATTGCCGCGCGTCAGCAGCGAGGCGACGACGGTTTCCCAGTATTCAAGCGCGGTCTGGTCAGCGTTCGGGCTGTCCGAGAGAATTTCAGCAAGGTCGTCGTCGACTTCTTCCCGGCTGTCTGATCCGCGCTTTTCGTAAAGCTTCAACGGCAGGCACGAGACCGCCTGCGCCGTGAGCTTGATGCAGGCCCATGCGGTCGCCAGCTGCATCGCGCTCTGCGTCGTGACGGTCTTCCCCGAATACCCGGTGCGACCGAAAAAGCTCGACCAGGCCGGGCCGTCGTCGAGGCGAAGGCGGATCTCCTTCGCGATCTCGTCGGCAACCGCGTTGTAGAGCTTGATTGGAGCCGCGATCGCCTTGGCGAGATAGCCCATCAGATCACCATCACCGGATCAGACAGAAAGTCGTCGATCGATCCGCCTTGTTCAGCTGCCGTGGCCGTACCCACCGCCATCGCGAGCGCGACGGCCATGTCGATCCGCGCCGTCGCCTTGTTCTTGTCGAAGCGCCGCAAGCCGGCAGCGGAGGCCAGGAGCCGGGCCGACATCACGGCCGAGCGCAGGGCGGGATTGACGTGAACTCGGATCCGGCCTTCGAAAATCAATTGCTCGAGCGCGTTGATGCTGTCGGGCATCGACAGCGGGCTGTCGCGCCGGCGGTTCCACCCCTGCGGATGCTCGACCACCGGCAGGTCGACGCCAAGCTCCTCGAGCTCTTCGTTGAAGCGTTTGATTAGCCAGACGTCATAGGCGACCGATTCACAGCCGAAGGCTTGAACCTCTTCGACCAGGTCGCGTGCCACATAGTCGAGCCGCGTCGTCTTGCCCGGTGTTGCGGTGATGAAGCCGTTCCGCACCCAGACGTCATAGGGCGCGCGGTCCTTTCGCGCGTGCTCCTCGAGTCCCTCGGCGGGCAGATATCCATGAACGAAGGCCGCGAATTTCGGCCGGCCTTCGCCGTCGAGACCATCGGGAAAGACGAGCGCCTTCGCGGTCATGTCCAGCGACGTGCCGATGTCGAGACCGGCCCAGAAGGGCGTCTCGGCAAAGGCATCGATCGACATGCCCGGGTCTTCGATCTTTTCCCATTGCTCGCGGCTAACCCATGCCGTGTCCGCATCCGTCCAGACGCAGAAGTGCAGCCGCAGGATATTGTTCAGCTTGCCAGGGATCGCCTTTGCCTGGGCGACCACGTCGGCGAGATAGTCTTCCTTCAGGATCGTCCCGAGGAGCGGATTGGCCTTCGCCCAGCAGCCCGGATCGTTCAGCGGATCGTCATCGTCGTCGAGCCCGCACACGAAAGAGAAGGTCGTGTCGTCTTCGACGTCTCCGGCGGCCACGCGAATGGCGTGGAGATGCTCTTCCCAGCAGACGGTCTTCCGGTCGAAGCCGCTGTTCGTGATCATGAACAGCAGCGGCTGGCGGCGGAACTTGAAGCCCCGCTCCAGCATTTCGATCATCTGCCCGTCGCGGTGCTCGTGGACCTCGTCGCCGATCGCGATGTGCGGACGCGGACCCGACTGGCCATCATCGTTGGCGATCGGGCGAAAGAACGAACTCGACCGCAGGTCGGCGATATTCCATTCGCGGCCGGCACCGCCCGACAACTGCAAGCGGGCCTTCAACGGGTCGCTCTGGCGAACCATCGCCACCGCGTCCCGGAAAAGGACCATTGCCTGGTCCTTCTTGGTCGCGAAGGCATAGACCTCGGCGCGGGGCTCTTCGTCCGCGATCAGGCCATAGAGCCCGATTCCCGCCGCCAGCGGCGACTTGCCGTTCCCCTTGCCCTCTTCAACGAAGGCGCGGCGGAAGCGCCTCGTGCCGTCGGTCCGCTTCCATCCGAAGATCGATCCGACGATGAATTGCTGCGAGACATGCAGCTCGAACGGAACGCCCTCGAACTGCCCGCCATTGAGGCGAAGCACCACCGGGAAGAACCGGATGGCCCGCTCGGCCGCCGGCACATCCCAGACAAGTCCGCGCTTCGGGCCGTCCTTCAGATCCTTCAAATGCCGAGCCGCGGCGTCACGAACATGCGGGCCGGCGACGATCTTCCTGGCGACGACGGCCTTAGCATAGGCCGTGACGGGATCGTCCGGCTTAGAGCCCGAACTCCGACTCCGGCCTTTCGGGCTCTTTCTTGCCGCCACCACTGCCTCCGATGCGGGCGCGCGAAGCCGGGTCGAGGCCCAGCTCTGAGCCGACGGCGCGAAGCTGGGCGATCCGGCTGGCGACCATGTCGGCGGGCTTGCGCTCGTACTCGGCCTGCAGGGACACCCAGACAAAGGCGCGCGGCACGTCGAAGTGCGTCAGCCACGGCGCGCGCCGGATGTAGGAATCCCAGAGCTCCTGCTCGCGTTTCTTCAATTTTCGGGGCGGCTCGAGACCGTTATCGTGCGTCGCCTCAACCTCGGCGGCCGCATCCGGCTCGATTTTCCGCTTGCCCGGATTGCCCCTTACCAGCTTGAGATGCGCCGGCGATGGCTTCCGGCCTCTCGTCGCCATGACGTCACCTCTGCTTGAGCCGTTTCCTGTCTGGAATTAAAAATCCCAGGATTTTAATTCGCGGTTGTGCACAAAAAACCCCCGCGCCGGTCCCCTGCGCTTTGGCGGGGACTTTTGACCCGCCCCCACCCTTCATTGCCACATTTCTGTAATGTTTCGGCAATGTTTGAGGCTCGACTGTTTCCATCTGGTCAACAATCGACATCGCGGTTCACCGGGTGCCGAGGGTCGGTCGGAAAACCGTCCGAGCCGATCTCCTTCGAAAAGCCGAGACGCTCTTCGGACTGGATCAGGCCGTCATGGCATTCCTTGCAGACGGACTCGAGGTTGTCTGGGTCGCGAAAGAGCGTGCGGTCGCCCTGGTGCGGGCGCTTGTGGTTCACGACCGTCGCCGCGCGGAGCTGGCCCTTCTGCAGGTGCCGCTGACACAGCGGCTGCTCAGCAAGCTGCCGCGCACGCAGCGCCTTCCACTCGCCTGTCTTGTACAGCCGACGATAAGCGCGCGCCTCGGCGCTGCGGTCATCGCGGCGCGGGCGCTTCATGGCTCATCTCTCGGGACACATTGCGGGCGGTCAGTGCCTCACCGACACCCGTCACCGGCCGGGCCTCTCTGCCGTTATGGCAGCGCCGCGGATCGCCGGATTTCGCGCAATCATCGCCGAAGGCGATGGCCTCTGTCAAGGAAACGCTCACGACGCCCGCCTCACCAGCTCGTGCGGGATCTCGATCGGCGCGGCCTGACCCTCGATGATCAGGCTCGACCCGATGCGCCGGGCGACGGTGAAGCGCACGCCGCGCAACAGCCCGCCAATCACCTCCACTGTCTCGCCGGGATGGATCACCTCGCAGACCTCGACCGGTCCGTCGATCTCGGGCCGCGCGGTATCGAACAGCGGCGTCTGGCTCGCGCGCATGATCTGGGCGACGGCATTGCCGGAGAGGACGACCGGCCGCCCTTCGCTATTGGCCAGATAGCCCTTGATGAAGGTCACCTGCTGCGCGAGATGCCATGGCAGGCCCGCCCAGATCGCCTTGTCGACGCCGATGAAGACATAGCGGGGATAAGCGGGCGTGTTGAACTTCACCTGCTCGTTTGGCTTGAACCGGCTGCGCCGGCGATAGCGGTGCTCCAGCGGCGTGAACGCGGAAAAGCCGTAGGACGCACCCAGATCCTTCAGCGCCTTCTCGGCGTGGGCTTCCCGCTGCGGCGCCGTGGTCAGCGCGAACCACATCAGGCCTTCCGCGTGCTCCATCTCGCGGCTGGTCAACCGCTCACGGCGCTGCGGCTGGCGAAGGCGCGCTGCTGCGCGGCGTGCGTGGCGAGGGCTGGTCACGCGGCCTCCTTCGGCCCGAGGCCGTACTGCTTCAGGATCTCCGCCGGCGCCTGGCATCCGGGCGCGCCCGGTGCCGGCCCCTCGCCGCGCCAGACACCCTCGTTGGCGAAATAGGCGACATGCGAGCGCCAATAGGTCGCGTCACGCTGACCGGCGGATGCGCCCTGCCCCGTTCGCGGCAGGCCCGCGCCCTCCGCGGCGCACTCGGCGACGAGCGACCGGTTGGCCAGCCAGTTGCGCAGGGACAGCGGCTTCGTGTCATGCTTCTCGCAGCGCTTGGCATAGGCCTTCGCCGCGGCGATCAGGCGCGGCATGGATTTCAGGCGCACCGCCGCCGGGCCCAGCATCAGAGGCAGGTCGGCCCGGGCGATGTTCGCCATCCCGGCGGCCGGATAGGCGGCGGCGAACCGCTCACACGCCTCCGGTGTCGGCTCCACCGGGTCGGGTTCCGATCGATCCCGATCCGGGGTCGCGCGCGCGCCCTCTTCCCCTAATGGTTCCACTGGGGGTTCAAACGAAGTGAGCCCCGACATGGTGTCGGGTTGGTTCGGACAGGATGTCGGGTTGGCTTGGACAGGATGTCGGGTTGGTTCGCCCCTACCCGACAAAATGTCGGGTTGTGCGTTCTCGATCGGTTCCGGTGCCCCGACGGCCAGGATACAGATCAGATCGGACGTGCGAGACCCGTCGCGGCGGCGGCGCGGCACGCGGGAAATCCAGCCCCGGTCCTCGAACGCCTTCAGCGCCCGCTCGACCGTCTTCACGCTGCAGCACGCCTGGCGCGCCAGCGTCTCCTGCCCGGGATAGCAGGTGCCGTCGCTGCCGGCATAGTTGGCGATCAGCATCAGGATCGCTTTCTCGCTGGCGCTGTCACAGCGGGCTTCGACCGCCCAGTCGGAATGCTGGTGGCTCATGGCTCATGCCTCGTGTCGATGTCTGAAAACCGTGTGCGCGCCCCGTCGAAATGCACGTCGACCGTGCCGATCGGCCCGTGGCGCTGCTTGCCGATTATGATCTCGGCCTTGTGCTTGATCGCGTCGAACTCGTCCTGCCAGGCCAGATAGTCCGCCCCGCCGGGATCGGGCTTTTCCCGTTCCTTGTAGTAGGCCTCGCGGTAGACGAACATCACCACGTCGGCGTCCTGCTCGATCGATCCGCTCTCGCGCAGGTCGGACAGCTGCGGGCGCTTGTCCGGCCGCTGCTCCACCTGGCGCGACAGCTGCGACAGAGCCAGCACCGGAATCTTAAGTTCCTTCGCCAAGGCTTTCAGCGCCATGGTGATTTCGGAAACCTCGGCGGTCCGGTTCGCATTGCGGTCGCGCGTCTGGGCGTGCGCCAGCTGCAGATAGTCGACGACCAGCAATTCCAGCCCGTAGAGCCGCTTCATCCGCCGCGCGCTGGCGCACAGCGAATGGATCATCAGCCCGCCCGTGTCGTCGATATAGAGCGGCGCCGATTGCAGCTGCAGCGTGGCGTCGCGGATCTCTTCGAACTGGTCTGCGGTGATCTCGCCGCGGCGGATGATGTGGCTCGGAATCCCGGTGTAGTCCGACAGGATGCGGGTCGACAGCTGCTCGGCGCTCATCTCCAGGCTGAAGAAGCCGACCGGCTTGCCGGCCCGGGCCGCCTGGAAGGCGATATTCGTCGCCAGCGCCGTCTTGCCCATGGAGGGCCGCCCGGCCAGGATGATCAGGTCGGACGGGTGCAGCCCGCCCAGCTTGCGATCAAGCGCCTTCAGCGACGACGACAGGCCAGATAGCCCGCCCTCGCTCTGATAGGCCGCGGCGGCCATTTCCAGCGTCTGGGCCAGCGCGGCGGCGAATGTCACCGCCTTGCGCCCGCCGCTGGTTTCCGCCAGCGCGAACAGCCGCGCCTCCGCCCCCTCGATCAGGCTGCCGGAATGAATGTCGGGCCCGGCCTCGTCGGCCGCGGCAATCATCTGCTCGCCGATGCGGATCAGCTCCCTGCGGCGCGACAGGTCGAACACCAGCTTGCCGTATTCCACCGCAGAGGCGGAATCGGCCGCGCTTTCCAGAAGGGTCGCCAGATAGGCCGTGCCGCCGATTTCCTCGATCCCGCCATCCCGCTCGAAATCATTCTTCAGGACGATGGCGTCGGCCTGGCTGCCCCGGCCACAGCGCACGGCTATCGCGTCATAGATCCGGCCATGAACAGGGTCGTAGAAATGCTCGGGGCGCAGCCAGTCGCCGACTTCCTGCCAGACATCATTGTCCAGCAGCAGCGCGCCCAGCAGCGCCTGCTCGGCGTCCAGATTGTGCGGGCGAGCCTTCAGGCCCGTGTCATCGCCCAGCGGAGGGAGATTCATGCCGTCAGGCATCACCGCCTCCGATCTTCACGATCTCCTGCCCGGACGCCGCGATCAGCGACGCGCCCAGCGCGGCGGCCATGGCAGGCGACAGCCATGTCTCCATGGTCATTCCCGCCGCATTGGCGGTGATGAGGTTCACGCCCAGCGGGCCGGGCCCGTCGTCGGGGCTGGCCGGCGGCTGGTGCGCGGGAATCGCGGTCAGGAACTGCCCGCGGATGATCGTCGTGGCCGTCATGCCGCCACCCGTGCGTCACACGCGAGAAGCGTGTTCTTCACGCCTTCCGGCAGGTAATAGCCGCGATATCCCGTCTTGAACGGGGCCATGCCCAGCCCGTAGGCGCGCATCTTCCGGCGGATGTTGTAGACCGTGGTGTGCACCACTTTCGGGTCAGGCCCGCCCGACGGGTCGCCGGCATAAAGCGCGCTATAGATCTGCTTTCCGGTTGCCGCCGTGCGGGACAGCAGCACGCGGACCAGGCGTGTCTCCCCGGGTGTCAGATCAAGCGCGCGCGGGGGCTGCCACTCGGCTTCAGGCAGCATGGCCTTCAGCCGCTCGACCTCCGCCGTCAGGCGATCGATCTCGGCGTCCAGCTGCTGGCAGCGGAGACAGGTCATGCGGCGGTCTCCATCGTGCCGCCCCAGTCGCGCAATTCGGTCTTGTGGGCTTCGGTCAGGGCGTATCCGACGCCCCACACCGTCGTGATGGCATCGGTCAGGCCGGCGCGGCGCAGCTTTGCGCGGATCTTGCAGATAAAGACGTCGACGATCTTCGGCTCAGCGCCGCCGTCGATTTCAAGGCCGTAGAGCGCGGTGTGGATCGCATCCTTCGTGGCGACGTCTCGCGCCATCAGTACGCCGAGGACGACCGCCTCGTTCGGCGTCAGCCCCAGTTCCACAGGCGGCCGCCAGCCCGCTGAAGCCAGCTGCTGGCGCAAAGCGTCATTCTCCTCTCGCAGCGCCGCGTTCTCCGCCTCGAGGGCTTCGCGCTGCGCTTCCGACAAGGCGAGTTTCTGGGCGAGGTCGTTCTGCATCATTCGGCAGCCCTCCAGATCGCGATCGTCAGCGCCCGCCAGAGCGTGTCACCGGTCGCTTCCTTGGATGCAGCCGCCTCGGCGTCGAGCTGGCTGAAGCCGCGCCGCAGGATCGCGGTCGATATCTGCGTGTCGGAAATCTCGCCGGCGTAATCGTGCGACCACAGCAGGGCTTCGACAGCCTGCACCAGGCGCGCCGGGATCGGGGCCATGCGGGCAGCGACACAGATTCGCACAAGCCGGGCCGTGCCGGCTTTCCCCTTACGCTCGGCAACGCGGCGCAGTGCCCCGATCGCCACCGTGTCTCCGACGCCGTAGCGGCCATTGACCGGGGGCGAGCGCAGTATCCGGCCGCCACCCTCGGTCACACCCGCGTCGGTCGCAAGCGCGACAGCGTCCCCGGCCTCGAGGTCCGCCTTGAAGATCTGCAGCGGCGTCATCGCGACCCGGTCCCGGTTCACGCCGACAAAGGCACGGGCCCGCTCGGCGCGGTCCGCCGGCGTCGTGATCAGGCACGGCACCTCGTCAAGCCCGGGATGGCTGGCAATGGCGGTCGCCAGGTGCTGGCCGTCGATCACCTCGAACAGGCCGTCCTCGCGGCGCGCGACCGTCGCCGGGCGCACGCGCGACCAGTCAAAGGTCGAAACGATGCGCCGGATCATCTTCACCGACCGTTCGCTGATTTCCCGCTGATAGCGGCGATCGACGACAAGGGCGCTGACCGGCAGCCACGCGAATTCAGGGCGCGGACCCGGCGTCGCAGGGGTCACATCCGGCATCTTCAGCGGCGCAATAGGGCTGATATCGCTCATGCCGCCGCTCCCGTGCCGAACAGGCCGTCCCGGGCCGTTGTCTGGTTGCCCCACGCCGACCAGCCGGCGCGCGTCTGGCGTGCAAACAGTTCGAGATACGGGCCGCCGACCAGCGCCTCGATGCGCTCATACTGTTCCTCGGGCTTGGCGCTGTGTGCGCCGCGGCCGCAGAACAGCGCCTGCTCCACCCCTCGCCCCAGCGGCTTCGGCTTGCCCCGCGTGAACAGCCAGCACTGCTCGGTCTGCTTTCGCGTCCAGTAGCCCATGCCCAGATCCGGGCGCAGGTGCGGCCCCCGGCTCTTCACCCAGACGAAGGCGCACGTCTTGAACGTGAACCCCCAGCGGGCACCGAGTTCCAGTGCCTGGTCGAAATGGCTGTCGACCACCCACATGAACAGCGCACAGTCCTTTGCGGCCGCCTTGGCGACCGGCAGGGATGCAAGCTGATCCAGCGACATCGTCGCGTACGGATCGGCGCTCTGGGTCGGCACGGCCTTCGCGCCGCCATAGGTGGCGAACTGCCACGGCGGATCAGCGAGAATGCAGCCGAACGGCCCGGCGGGCAGCGTCACGTCGCTCGAGGTCGCGCGCGGTGACAGCAGCCTCCGGGCCTTCTCGGTGATCAGCGACACCGCAGGCCAGCGTGTGGGCAGATGCCGGCCCATCTACAGCCCCTCCGTGCGCACGCTGATGCCGCCACCGATCTTCGCCTTGAAGCGGCCGTCGCGATTGGTCTGGAAGCCGCGCGAGCGGATCGCCCTGTGCTTGCCCTCGGCCTTCGCCTTCTCCCGCTTGGCGTACTGGCCCGACTCTCCGCCCTGGCGCTTCGCCTTGGCATGGATGCGGTCGAAGGCCTTCGTCTTCGCCTTGTGGCAGGGATCGGCACAGATGGCCGCGAAGTTGTCGAGCTGCTCCAGCTCCCTTGCCGTCTCTTCGTCCGGGGCCATGCGGCGCTCGCGGCGATGGTCGAAATGGATGTTCCCGACCGACAGGGGGTTCCCGCAGTCCGGGCAGATCCCGTCCTGCGCGTCCACGATCTCGATCTTCTGGGCGCGGGTCAGCTTGCGGCGCTTCATCCCATCGCCCTCGTCTGTCCGGCCGCGCGGCGCAGGTCCGCCAGCTTCTGGCGGTCCCGGTCGTCCAGCGGCTTGCGCTTGCGGTGCCGCTCCATGGCGATGTGATTGACCGTCAGTTGACGATGAGCGGGGCAGTACGAGCTGCCCGGCGCCGTCTCATGCCCGCAGAACAGAAAATCGCCAGACGCGCCCTCGCCGGTCGAATATCGGCACTGGCGCGCGCCCAGGTCGAGAATGGACAGGTTCAGCGACGGCTTGGCGGGTTCCGGCGGCTGCACCGAAGTGCGCTTGCGCGTCTTCGTCTCCGGCGGCGCGCTCTGGCGCGTGCGGGGATTGCGCGGCCGCCCGATCGGCTGGCCCTTGCCATCCCGCTTTGCGCCGGCTGCGATTCCGGTGCTGAGAACAAGCCGGGCATTGCGCCACGACGGATCATCCCGGGCAGGCAGGCCGATCCGGTTGGCCTTGCTGACGACGGCGTTCTTCGTCGTGCCACCCAGAAGCTGCGCGATCATGCTGGCGGGGATGCCGTCATTCCACAGCTTGGTCAGCTGCTCCGTGCGTGCGTCGGTCCAGAATGTCATGCCCTCACCCTTTCAATCCGTTCCGCCATCCGCCGCAGGCTGATCGCCACGTCCTTCATCGACCCGGCAGGCTCTTCGCCCGGCTCCCAGCGGTGGAGGATCGTCAGGCCGCGGGCGCGCCCCGGGCGCTTCACGATCCGGCCCTTGCGCTCGAGGTGATCGATCACCGACAGCACGCCCGAAACGCTCGCGCCCAGCGCATCCCGGAATTCCCGGATGGATGGCGCCTGGCCGCGCGTCTCGATCGACTTCTCGATCAGGATGAGCGCGTCCCGCTCCCGGCGCGTCAGGCGCAGGGGCTGGACGGTCCGCACTTGCCGCGCATCGGAAACCTTGCGGCCTGAGCTGCCCGTGTTTGGCGGGTTCAACGGCGCCGGGGTCGCCGTATTCGGATAGTCATCAGATCGGACGGGCCAGCCGTTGCGGATCATTCCGCCGCCCTCGCCGCATCGAACAGCGGCGCGCCCTCGACCGCGCCGAGATAAAGCTCCAGCAGCGCCTCGGCTTCCTGGCGCTCATTGCGGTCGATCTTCCTCAGGCGGACGACCTGGCGCAGGATCTTCGTGTCGAAGCCCATCGCCTTGGCCTCTGAATAGACCTCCTTGATGTCGGCGGTGACGGCCTTCTTGTCCTCCTCGAGGCGCTCGATGCGCGCCACGAAAGCGCGGAGATGGCCCTCCGCTCCGGTGTCCATGCGGTCGGGGTTTGCCTCGCTCATCGGCGCAGCTCCTCTTCCTCGGCCTTCAGCCGTGCGGTCATCGCCGCCTGCAATTCCGATTGTCTCTGCCGGATGCGCCCATGCGGGGCGGCAATCCGGCGCTTGCGGGTCTCGGCCCATTTCCGGCGGGCCGCCTCGGTGACGAGATCCGGCATCACGCGCCCTCCTCTGCCGAATCCACCCGGCCGCGTGCCAGGCGCTGCGCGTCCGCGACGGCGTTGCGAATGGCGCGGATGGCCTCGTCGCCTTCCCGCGCAATCTCGTCCGCCTCGAGCGGCGTGATCGTCACGCCTCCGGGGCTCGACGGGTCCATCGCGGCGGCAAACACGCGCCCCACATCGCTGGCCTCGGTCGAAATCGCAGCCAGGCGCGCGACCGGGCTCACCGGCTTGCCGCCGTCAAACCCCTCGACCTGCGCCCGATAGGCCTCGAAATGGGGAAACCCCTCCCCCGTCTCGGCGTGATAGGCGAGGTCAAGCGTCAGGGCCTGCACGAGGTTGAGCGGCGAGTGATTGTCGCTGTCGACATCGGTCGCCTTGCGAATCCGGCTCGCGCCCTTCAGGCCGATCAGGTCACCGGCCCCTTCCCCGAACCGGGCAAGGATCTGGTGCGCGGCCGCTTCGAACGTGCCGGGCGTGCGGCGCTTGGTCATTCCGCTTTCTCCGAGGGATTGGAATGGATGGCCCGACCTCCCCCGTGGCACGGTCTCACCGTCCACTGGGGGAATGGGCATGAGGGGGACACACGCAAAAGGGGACGCCTGCCGGAGCGCAGGGGGCTGCGGCGATCCGGCAGGCTGGCGCGTGCGGCAGGTGGGATCAGGGGACCGCAGCGCGTTACGAACACACACGCACGCGCCAGGGTCTCGGAGGGGAGACGTCTCAGGGAACTTCCCCGGCGGGTGCGCTCCGCGGACAAGGGCTTGCCGCGAAGGAGATGGAAAAGGCGGCGGGCGGTCATGCCGCCTCCGGCGCGGTATCGTTGGCGGGGGTGGCTGGACGCGACAGCTCGTGAAGCTGTTCAAGCGTGACGTCTATGCCGCGCTTCTGCGCAGCGGCCACGATTGCGGGAAAGTGATTGGCTGGAATGCCGCGCCCAGCGAGCCGCCAAGCACGAACGGTCACCGACTTCTCGCCAATGTCATCGGCAAGTGCGCTCGCAGACGGCCAGCGGTCGATGATGTCTCGAAAAGGGTTCATAAGAAAACGCTACATGGTGTATCGCTTCACGTCAATACGCCATGTAGCGCCGACGCGCGTAGTAAATCGCCATGACCACTCCTGGCGATCGCCTCACTCAAGCCCGGAAAAAAGCGGGCTACGCATCCGCCGCCGCTGCTGCGCGGGCGTTCGGCTGGAACGTCGTGACGTATCGCGCACACGAAAGCGGTATGCGCGACATTTCCCGCGATGCCGCTCAGCGCTACCGACGAGCGTACAAAATCACGCTCGACTGGCTTCTCGAAGGAAAGGGCACAACGCCCGATTCCGGCCTTATTGAACCTGTCACAATGACCTTGCCGGTGCTGGGGGAGGCCCAGGCAGGAGCATGGAAGGAAGTGGCAGCGGTTGAAGAAGCGGATGCCGAGCGCATGCCCGTGCCGGCGGAACACCGCATACCGGGCGCCCGGCAATACTGGATCAGGGTGGTGGGCGATAGCGTCGATCGTTTCATGCGCGAAGGCTCGCTGGCCCTGTGTACCGATGTCTGGGACTGGGCCCGCGACAGCGAGGACCTCTTCCGCCGCGGCAAGGACAAGCTTGTGCTCTGCCAGCGCGAGCGCCACGGCCTCTACGAAACCACGATCAAGCAGCTGAAGATCACGGGCACGAAGGCCGAGCTCTGGCCGGCCTCCCACAACCCCAAGCATGACGGGCCCATCCCCTTGGGCGACACGTCGGACGTAAACGGGGTTTCGGTCGTCGCGATCGTGACACACGCCCTGATCCAGTTTTAGATCGTCCCTACTAGGGAAGAGGGCGCATGAAACACTTCATTTTAATCGCCGGCGCAGCTGCTCTGCTCTCCGCCTGCAAAGCCGAGAACGCAGAGACTTTCACCGACGCTGGTGTCGACGCAGATTTACGACCGACCTGTTCAAGCCTCTTGCCAGAGCGAAACTTTGGAGCCGCGAATGCGGCGCGAATGGTTCGCGGTGCAATTCTGAAGAGTCTAGACGAAGGCGGGAGCATCGAGATCGGACAAGGCATCACGATCATTTCAGCGCCAACATGGCGGCTGGCTGCAAATCAACATCTTGTGTGCCTGCAGAGTACAGACGCGGAGCGAGATACATTCGCCCTCGAACAGGAGCTATTTGCGGCCGCCGGACCCTAGAGCACAGGCGCCCCGATCAATTCCGTTGAGAAGGCGTTGAAGGTCGTGGCCTCTTCAGGGGTCACGATGCCATCAGCGCGCACCAGGCGAGCTCCAGAGACAAGAAGGGCGCGAGTGCGATCCGGGTGGTCGCTCAGCACGCGCTCGAGCGCTGCTGCCACCACGGCATCGCTTGGACGCAGGCGTTGAAAACGCTGGATCAGCTGGTTGCACTCTTCAAGGTTCGGGCCAATCCGATCGCATAGCTGCTCGCAGTGCATTGCCGCCACCGAGACCTCACTTGGGTGCATGTAACTATCGCAGCGTGACAGGGCTGCAAGAATAGTGGCGTGGTCGCCCGACGTTGCGCGCATTTGCTTTAGACGCCAGCTGTCTGCGAGCGCCTCCGCCCGGTATTTTCGAATATCCAAACCGAGATTGTCGATCAGAAAGCCGGCTGGCTCATGCACCTCGCCATCAAGATCTATGCAGCTTTCGATCCGGTCGGCACGAAACGACCGGTATTCCTTCCGCATAAGGCAATCAGCACCGATCAACGGCGCGCCGGCCTCACTGATCCGGATCGTTCGAGCGACAATCCGCCGGCGGGTGAATTCACCATCGGCCGACCGATACTCGATCATGAAGCACTGGCCTTCGGCGGGGAACTCTTCGCCGGGTTCTAGCGACAGAATCTCTTCGTCTTCCGTGTCAATTTCCTCGACCGGAATCGGCGCCGACGGCCGTCGACTGGTAAACGCCGTCAAAGCCCTGAATGCGTGCTTGAAGTCCATGCCCCTCTCCCGGTTCAACCTTAAAGCATGTCGAACGCTTGGCGAGAGTCAAAAAAGCAAGGAATGACGATTCGTGGTCATAGCCACGGCCACCTAAAACGCTACACCATGTATTGACCTTATGCGCTACACTGTGTAGCGTCCTCCCATCTTGAACGGGAGAGACGCCGATGCGCGCCTTCAAACTGACCTCGGAAGACCTTCGAAGCGCGATCGCGCTGATCGCCTTCGTCGCCCTCGCCTGCACGATCTGGGCGGTGACGTCATGAGCGATGCAAAGACGCTCGACGAGATCAAGGCCGAAATCCTGACCGAGATGGCGAACATCGCCGACCGGCTGGAAATGACCGCCGACCGTATTGCGCGGGCGCGGGTAACGACCAAGGAACGCCGCACCGCGCACCTGTCCTCGGCTGAACAATCGCTCGAGGATGCTCGCCGTCGGCTCGTGCTCACCCGCGCGGTGTTCAGCGAGGCCATTCCCGGCGCGACCAATGTCGTGCGCTTCGGCCGCCGCGGCGCGCCGCCCCCGATCCGCATCCTGCCCGAGGGCGTGACGCCTTTTGATCGGCGGAGGGACGCGTGAAGCGCCACCGCCGCCACGGCTTCCCCCTCACCGCGCGCGGGGTTCGCGCCCTCTTGATCTGCGCGGCCGTGCTCGTACTCGCCGCGCTGGCGGGCGTGTCGTCCGGCCTGCAGCAGGCTGAGCGCGCCGCCGAAACGGCCGTCGCCGCCTTCTGCGAAGACCATTTCTGCGGAGAGCGCAACTGATGGCCCAGACCAAGGGCACGGGCGGCCTCTGGCCCAAGCGCAACGCGAAGAGCGACAACGCCCCGGACTTCTCCGGCTACATCGTCGTGCCGGAGGGCGTGAAGCCGGGCGACCGGCTGCAGCTGTCTGGATGGATGAAGGCGGAGGTCTTTGTCGCCGATGGCGAGCCGAAGAAGCAGCTTGGCCCCGACACGTGGTTCTCCATGCGCGGGCAGGCCGAGAGCCCGGAGCAGGCTGAACGCCGCGAGGCGAAGCTGACCGATCAGGCGCGCCAGCGGTTCGAAACCGCCATCGACGACGCGGAGACCCCTCTCGGCCTCTCCCGCATCGTGCAGGACTTCAAGGGCTCCGACAGCTGGGCCCGCCTCACCCATGCCGAACAGATCACGCTCGACGAACGCATCGCCCGGCGGGCGAAGGCGCTTGACGAGGCCTGTTGAAGGAGGACGCCATGACCGAAGATCAGCTCAACCCGCTGCGCCGGGAATGCGTGCGCACCGACTGGAAGCGCTCCGACGACCACGACTGGCAGGGCCAGCGGTCCGACGGCACGCCGATCGGCCCCTATAACGACCAGGCCACGGTCGACGACGTCATCCGCCGCGAGCGCCGCGAGGCCGAAACGCCCAGCGGACCGGACTTCACCCGCTCGATGGATGATCGCGCCGACCAGGTCCACGCCGAGGACGCGGCATGACCCAGATCGAATGGACGCACATGCCCGGCTTCAAGGGCGAGACCTGGAATCCGGTCGTCGGGTGCCAGATCGTCTCGAAGGGCTGCACGAATTGCTATGCGATGCGGCAGGCCGCACGCCTGCTCGATGGCAATGTGAAGACGCCGCACTATGCCGGCACGACGAAGCGCGTGAACGGGCAGGCGGTCTGGACCGGCAAGATCGGCATCGCGCCGGACGCGGCCTTCACCGCGCCGCTGCGGGCCAAGGCGCCGCGCTGCTATTTCGTGAACTCGATGGGCGATCTGTTCGCCGAGGGCGTGCCCGACGACGCGATCGACCGGGCCTTAGCGGTGATGGCCCTGACGCCGCAGCACCGCTACCTGATCCTGACCAAGCGGCCCGACCGGATGCGGGCGTGGTTCGAAGGCGTCGAGCGCCGCGCAGCCGAGAATGATCTGGACCCGTCGGATTACCTGCTGACGCACTGCATCGACGATGCCTGGTGGTCGCGTGTCCGCGCCAGCTGTGCGGACTGGCCCCTCCTTAACGTCTGGCTCGGCGTGAGCGTCGAGGACCAGGCGGCGGCGGACAGCCGTATTCCCGACCTGCTGGCGACGCCGGCGGCGGTGCGCTTCATCTCCGCCGAGCCGCTTCTCGGTCCGGTGTGGCTTGAGCCGTGGCTTGCATGGCCGGACCCGCGTGCCGAGGTCGGCGATGTCGCTTGGGGCTGTCAGGGATGTGATGCCGACGATTACCCATGTTCCTGCCCCCTCGCGGACGCGGTTATTGTCAGTCACGAATTTGGGCCGTGGGACGAAAATGGCTGTCCTACGCATGTCCACGATGAACGCCGCACGCTCGACTGGGTGATCGCAGGCGGCGAGTCCGGCAAGGGCGCGCGGCCGATGCACCCGGACTGGGCGCGGTCCCTGCGGGACCAGTGCGCGGCGGCGGGCGTGCCTTTCTTTTTCAAGCAGTGGGGGGAGTGGTTGCCGTTTGATGACGCGATCGACGTCGATGGCGTCGACGTCTTCAACGGCGAGACTGCGGGCTTCGGAGGGGACGACCCCGGCGGCAATCCTCAGATGTTGCGCGTCGGCAAGAAGGCCGCCGGGGCACTGCTGGACGGCGCCCTGCACCGCGCCTTTCCCGCCGCAGCGGAGCGGAGGGACGCAGCATGACGACTCCCAGCGCATACCCGCTCGCTTGGCCGGGCGGATATCCCCGGACGGAGCGGCCACAGGCGTCGAAGTTCAACGTCACCCTGCACAAGGCGATGACGGACCTCGAAGGCGCGCTGCGCCTGTTCGGCTCTGACACCGGCAAGAAGGTCAGCGACGTCATCATCTCGTCGAACGTCACGCTCGGTCAGAGCCGTCCGGCAGATCCCGGCGTCGCGGTCTACTTCACCTGGGACGGGGAGCAGCGGTGCATCGCCGTCGATCGCTACACGAAGGTCGAGGACAATGTCCGGGCGATCTACTACGTCCTGGAGGCCCGGCGCACCGAGATGCGGCACGGCGGGCTGACCATTGTCCGCGCGGCGTTCAAGGGTTTCACGGCCCTGCCGGCACCGGAAGACTGGCGCACGGTGCTCGGCCTGACGGGTCAGAACGTCACGCCAGACGAGATCAAGCGCGTCTATCGACAGCTGGCGAAGTCGGCCCATCCTGACAGTGGCGGCAGCGAGGCCGCTATGGCGCGCCTGACAGCGGCGCGTGATGCGGCTCTGAGCGCCGTGGGGCAGTACCATGAGTGACCCTCTTCGTGTTCTCGTCGCGTGTGAATTCTCCGGCATCGTGCGCCGGGCCTTTCTCGAGCGCGGACACGACGCCTGGTCGTGCGACCTGTTGCCGGCGGAAGACCGGTCGAACCGGCATATCACGGGCGATGTGCGCGACGTGCTGCACGATGGCTGGGATCTGATGATCGTGGCGCACCCGCCCTGCACCCGGCTTTGCAATTCCGGGGTCCGCTGGCTGTCTGTGCCCCCAGCGGGCCGCAGCCTTGAGGATATGTGGCGCGAGCTGGACGCGGGCTGCGCGCTCTTCTCTGACCTCTGGAACGCGCCCGTGCCGCGTGTCGCGGTCGAGAACCCGGTGATGCACCGCCACGCGAAGGCACGGATCCGCAACTATCAGGAGCCGGCGCAGTCGGTTCAGCCGTGGCAGTTCGGGCATGGCGAGACGAAGCGCACCTGCTTCTGGCTGCGCGGCTTGCCGCCTCTGACACCGACAAACATCGTCGAGGGCCGCACGCCCCGCGTTCACCGCATGTCGCCAGGCCCCGATCGCTGGAAAGAGCGCAGCCGCTTCTTCACCGGCATCGCAGCGGCAATGGCCGACCAGTGGGGCGGCTGGGCTGTCGAGCACGCGAGGGCGGCATGAACCTATCCGAACTCGACAAGGTGGCTCAGCGCATCCGGTTTCGCGGATTGATAGGTGATAATGAGAACGGCGCGTTCGACGTGGGGCGCGGGCCTTGCGGCGCGCCGCTTCATGTCATCGCCTCGACGGGCGAAGGCTGGGAGCATGTGAGCGTGTCTACGCCTCACCGCTGCCCGAACTGGATCGAGATGGAGTGGGTGAAGAAGCGGACCATGGGCGATGTAGTCGCATTTCAGCTTCATCTGCCGGCCACCGATCACATCAGCGTTCATCCCTACTGTCTCCACATCTGGCGGCCGCTGGCGGCCGACATACCGATGCCGCCGAAGTGGATGGTCGCATGACCCCCGCCCCTGCGCATATCTGGCTCGGCGCGGCCACCGAAGCGCTGCTGGCGAAGGTCTTTGCCGACCGGCTCGTTATCAATGCGAAGACGTGCGCGGGCGTGATCGGGGTTGACGAGAAGACGCTGCGGGGAATGACTGAAGCGGGGATCATCCGGGCGCGCCGGCGCGGCAGGGAGCGCGGCTACGGCGAGCGCGACCTTCGCGACTATCTCGAGCGGGAGGAATCGGAGACGCAATGTCCGTCTACAAGCCGGGGAAAAGCCCGTTCTGGCACTACGACTTCGTCTGGCAAGGTGTACGATTTCACGGCTCGACCGGGGTCACGACGCGGCGTGCGGCCGAGCGCGTCGAGATCCTGAAACGACGCGAAGCCGCCGAATCGGGCGGGAAGATCGATCACACCAAGGGAATGACCCTCGACCAGGCGGCCGGCCGCTGGTGGGAGGAGGTCGGCCACCGCCGCGCGGGATCGCGCACGGTCGAGCTGCGCATCGAGACCGTCCTTCGCCTGCTTGGCCCGAAAACTCCTCTCGTCGACATCGACGGCCCCGCGGTCGCCAAGGCGATCGAGAAGCGCCGGGGGGAGACCTACAGGCGCGGCAAGGGACGCAGCGCCAAGCGCTACCCGCTATCGAACGCGACTGTGAATCGCGACGTTATCGAAACCCTGCGTCCCATCCTGCGCCGCGCTGCACTGAAATGGGGCGTGAAGGGCCTGCCGGCGATCGCGTGGAAGGATCTGCGGCTGAAAGAGCCGCCCGAACGGATCGCGTATTTCACGAGTGAAGAGCGGCAGGACTGGCTTGATGCGTGCGAACCGGTCTCCCGGCTGGCGCTTCGCCTGCTGCTGACCTACGGCCTGCGGTTCAATGAGCTGTTCTTCGCCCCGCGCGCCTACGACCCGGACGGGCCGCGGCTGAGGCTCGAGGCGCGCAAGGGGGATGTGCCGCACGTCTTGCCGATCCGGAAGGATGACGGACGGGAGATCGCGGCGCGGGTCGGCCGCGCCCAGGAGGCGCAGCTGTCTTCGATATGGTTTGAGGAAACCCCAGCGGGCAAGCTCGTCGAGGTGAGCTACGGCGCCCTTCATTCGCGGCTCAGGGCCGCTGCACGGCGCGCCGGGGTGAGCGCGCGGTGTCTGATCCATACGGCCCGGCATGATGCGGGCACGCAGCTCGTGCGGAGGGGCCGAAATCTCCTGCTCGCCAAGAGCCTGCTCGGGCACAAGGACATCCGGTCGACGATGCGTTACGCCCACGCCCTCGAGGAGGATTTGCGGGCCGCGCTTGACTCAGAGTCCCGGAATAGTCCCGAACCGGAAATGCCTGAAACCGAAAACCCTATAGAAAAACAAGAAGCTAAGAAGGCTTGA